CGCACGCGGCGCTATACTCGTCACCTTCCTTGCAGGCGGGCACGATGTACTGCTCGAATCCAGGCTCCCGCCATCTGTATTCCTTGTTCGAGACGTTGAAGACGTAGATCGGCGGCACATTCGGGAGATTGGGCCGCGTCTTGCGGCTGAATCCCATGAGCTTCCGTGACCGTTCCGCTATCATCCGCTCCGCCTGCGCTGCCGACGTGTAAACCAGTTCAGTTAGTGCCATCGTTCCTCCTCGAAATTTGCTTCAGTTTGCCTCTTCCGAAAGCCTGCTCCGCCGTCCGCTCCATCGCAGGGTCAAACGAACGTTTCACTTCCCTTGGGAAAGCCTCCGCGAACACGCCTTTAATCTCCGCGTCCGCAGCCTTCTTTTTCTTCTCCTCGCGTTCAACGAGAGCCGCCTTCTGTAGCGCCGCGCTTTGCAGTCTCTCGGCCTTGAGCACAAGCCGGATAACCATCTCCACGACTGCAAGGGTCAATGGCAGAAATTCACCGCCCGACTTGAAGCAGTCGTTGCACCACCTGAAATTCTTCATGTGCGTGCAGTGGGCAAGCGTGTAGGAGTGCTCGTACTCGCCCTTGTAGAGCTTTTCAACGTGCCAGCGGTTCACTTGGTAGGGACGATAAATAACGCCTTCATCCGTGAATCTGATTCTGTCTGCGCCCCAGATGACGCGGAATCGAGGCTGCCCGTTTTCCATTCCGCCAATCTTCTTGACCTCCCGCACTATCCAGTCAGGAGGGTCGTGATGTTCCAATCTTCCCCCATGCGGAGTTTCCACGCTGCGGTTCATACCAGTCCGAGCAATAACCGTCTATCGGAGCAGGAATCACGTTCGAGCCATTCCACTCGATGAAGTACTTATTCCCGCAGATGCGATTCTCCGCATCCTTGAGGAATCGGCAGTTCTTGCACATCGAACCGCCTTTAGGAACCCGCATCCCTGCCTGATGGTTTGCGGGATATTTCGCATCGCCCAATCCAGCCTCCAAAAGTCAGGGGCGGCTCCGAGCAGCCGCCCCATGTCAATCAGCTTCTTCCTAATGGCCGAAGAAGTACTGCGGGATGGCATTCCCAGTGCTGTAGACACCAGCGCGAGGATTGTCGGTTGCGATGTTCTGCCCCACCCACAGGTAGGACAGGAACGAGGTTTCCACGCCGCCATCCGCACCGTACGCAGGGAAGAGAGTCTGGCCGTTGACTTCGTAGAAGTCTATCGGCTGAATCTCCGTGCGGAACCAGTGCTTCAGTGCCAGTCCGTCAATCCGGCCAGGCGTTGCGTGAATGGACGCCTTGATTGGCCTGCCGCCGAACGTCTTCGGAGCAGTCTTCATCAGCATGTCCACTGCGCTGTCGCCCTTGATTTGGGTCTGAATGACCTGGGTGACTACAAGCCCGATGTTTTCAATCGCGGCTTCCATGTCAATGTTCATGTACCAAATCCACTGCGCGGATTCAGGGCTGTCAACGCCCAACGCAAGGCGCACCTGGTCGAGCATGGCCCTGCCGCGCTGCGGGCTGATTGCCGTGCTGTTGCCCGCAATCGTGGGAGTGCTCAAGCGACCGGGATACGCGGAACGCTGAACGCCGAGGAAAGTTCCTGTGTTGGAACTGAGCTGAAGGTTCGCCACGCCGTTGATGGAGCTGTTGGCTACGCCAGAGCCGCCGTCAACGATGAGCAAATCCCCCGCTATCGTTCCTACAGGCATGGTGCTCGATGGGTCAATGGTGATGGTGTTTGCGATTGCGTCAGCCGCCAGAATCAGGAAACTGCCACGGGAGGCGGAAGTCAGGTTCGGGAACACCTGCACAGTCTGCCCATCCATGAACTGATTGGCATTGTTGACTCCAATCACGGGATTGTTGGCGACAGAAACAACCGTGTCGAGAGTCCCTGACCCGTCGCCCTGCATCAAGGCTTCCAGGCCCGTGCGGAACTCTTCCATGGATTGCTTCATCACTTCGTCAACGTAGTTCGCCATCGCCTTCTGCTTGGAATCGGTGGCTACTTTCGCAAGGGCCGTGTACTCAACCGGATGCACGAAGAACACCTGACTGAGAATGGCAAAGTCGGTGCGAAACGCCCCGCCGCGACCAAGGCCTGCGCCATCGGGATTAATCTGCCGCAAAGTGCCGTTGGCGAGCAGGTTCAACGGAATGCGGTACGCACGAGAAGATACTGGCTCAAGCCCTTCCGACTTTTCCTCGATGAGCGACAGCAAAGTGTCGTCCAAGGAGTAGAGGCGCGGAAGCTCTGGCCGTACCCGCTCTAGCTGAGTTGCGATTGCTGCTGCATTGTTTCCAGGGGCCATTTATTTATGTGGGATTCTTAGCCCACGTTACCTTTCTGCCGCCCTTCAGGACGGCGCGCTGTTTCAAAACCATTTCTCTTGTCGTCTGGCTGCGGTCTATCTCGTTATTCGGAGGCGACTGCGTGACGTACTCAAAGCCGTCTATTGCCTTGGGAACGGGCTTGTTACCGTTAGGCGCAGGCTTATTCCCTGGAATCGCGGCCTTTGAGGAAACGCCCATGAGACGCGCTTGGCGCTCGACTGCCAGCTTCAGAGCTTGTTCGTAACGGGCCACAGCGAAGCGCACAGCCGAGGAACTATTGCGAAGCGAAATGGCGCGTTCCCGCTGCAGGCTTAACTGCTTCTGGAAATTCGCGTCCTTCAGTACTTCGCTGTTCGCGGCATACATGACGTTCTGCATGAGTTGATTCCTGTCATCAGGTTCAATCTTCCGCCCTGCAAGGTAGGAATCGAGCAACGCGGAAGCCTTCTCCGTGATTGCCTTCTCTGCATTCGTCCTGTATTCCGCATTCAGTTCCTTGGTTGCATTGGCCTGTGTCTGCTGCCGTTCCGTCTTCAGCTCTTCGCGCAGCTTGACGAAGCGCGGGTCATCCTCCTGCTTGCCGATTTCCGCCAATCTGTCATGCCATCCAGCAATCGCGTTGAGAATCCTGAGTGCTTCGTCCTTGTTGTCGGCCTTGATTGCCTGATATGCCGAAACAAGCTGCTGGCGAAGCTGCACCGCATCATGCTCACCAGTAATTCTGCGAGCCATTTCGCGGTTGTATCCCGCCTCGTCTATCTCCTTGAATTTATCGAGCGTGTGCGGAACGTGAGTCCCGAAAGCAATTGGGTCTTCGTTCGCAAGGTCGTCAACAAATGCAGGGTCTCCGTCGAAGAACTGCTGCGCCACAGACTTGAACTCTCCGTTCGTCGTCTGCAGTTCAGAAAGACCTTCCGTGCCGCCGACAAGCTCAAGCTGCTCTTTGGCCTGCCGCGCGTCAGCTACTGACGGGAAGACTTGGCGAAATTCCCGCAAAGAGAAAAAGTCATTCTTGGCCTGCTGATACCCTTGCGGATTCGCCTTCTGCATGTCTCGAATCCACTTGGGAATGACTCTGCCGTCTTCGCTGGCCCTCTGTTCAGGTTGTTCTCCCGAAGGCTGCGCACCCTCAACTGGGGTTTGCTGACCATCGGTTTGTACTGGCTGCGTTTCCTCTACCGCTGGTTGCGATTCAGCGATGGACGAAGTGATTCCAGAGTCAACTGCGCCCGCATTTGGCGCTGCCTCTGTCATCACTGCTTCTTCAGGCATGGTGTTTCTCCCCTTCGGTTATGGGTTCACTGGTTGGCACTGCCTCGTGTCCGTCACGAGTAACCGAAACTCAAATGGCCCCTGGCGCTGGCGGCTGTGTCGGATTTGACACAGGCGGCGCGGGGCTTGCAATCTTCTTGGGCCCTGGCTCTGGCATGGCCGGAGGAGGAGGAATCAGCGCAAAGTGCTGCATCAGGTGCGCCCTGACGTTCGCAAATCCTGGCGGGTCTTCGACTTTCTTCTTCTGCCCTTCCGCGCTATTGACCCACCGCTTTCCAGCCTCCCACTCCGCAGCATGGTCATCGAACTGCTGGTCAACGGGGATGGATGGCTCATCTGGCCCTGGCTGCATCGTAATCGGGTCAATCTGCCCTGGCACAGGAACGCTGACAAGGAGCTGATTTATCTCCGCCAGTTGCTTGCGCTCCGCATCCGCGCCAGGGATGACGAAATCCTCAAGCCCGATAAGTCTGCGCCCTAGCTCCAGATTGTTCGGCTCATCGAGGATTTGTCCAAGCAGCGGATTCTCGGCAGCCATCGGCATAAGCTGGAAGAACGCCTGCCGCTTCTGCGTCCACGATTCAGGAAAGTTCTCATCCGTGTCGGGATAGCAATAAATCTTGCCCTTCAGCTCCTGCAGCCTGACTTGCGTTGTGTCCACGTTCCCTGCTTCATCAGGGATGGCAAACGAAATATCGTCCTCGCGGTTCTCGGCAGAGCACCTGACTGACTGCTCCATGATGTCTGAGTAGAATCGCTTCATCTCCCGCCAGACAATGCCAATTCTCCCTAGAGCCTGGTCGCGCGCCATGCTGTACTCAGCCGCAGTCTTAGACCCTCCCATCTGCCCGCCAAACAGCGCAGGGAAGGCCCCTGTAAGGAACTGCGCCACAGGCCCCATAAGCTGCTGCCCGTACTGCAGCATGTCGGGGCTGACTTCGGCAGGCGGCTCATAAAAGAAATTAGCGGCTACCGGCTCATTGAGGTTCTTGCGCGTGACGGAGTATCGCGCCCCTGGCCTTGACCTCTGCCGTCTGGTTGCCTCATCGTCAATCAGCCTGTCGTCAACATAGGACGCCGGAAGCGTTCGCTCGTAAATGTCCTGCGTGGCGTTGATGATGTCGTTGAATCGTTCCTGCACTGACACCATGCAGCTTCCCATCGAGTTGCGGAACTGCCCGTCGCCGGGCATCGGATGCATGATTGACCAGTGATGCCGAAGATTCTCCGCCCACGAGCCTGTGTAAATGGCGTTGTCGAATCGCACCTGACAGCCGTTCGGGAACAGCTCAAGAAGCTGCTGCTTCTCCGACTCATCTTCCAAGTCCTCGAAGAATGCAGGGTCAATCCACGTCCTTTGGCGGGTCACAAGATGCGCGATAGAGGCTGCTGCCTGCCCTATGAGGTTCGTTCCTTGTCGCACGGAGATTCGCGCGAACCGCTCAAAAGCCGCCTGCCCAGAACCCATAGCCCCGGCCTTGATTTTCTTCTCGTATCCGTCAGGAAATCCCATCTGGGATATTTCGGCCTGCACCTTGCGGATATGGAACTCATCGCTGTATTGCACATACGGGTAGTCCGCAATCGAGTCCACCGTGATTGGCACCTTCAGTTCCAGCGTGCCGACCATCGAGATTGTTTCCTGCATCTGGCCTGTCTTTGGCGACTTCTCCCACCGCGTCCATGCGCCAATCCGCCCGTCCGTCCATGCGAAGTAGCTGTTCTGGATTTGCAGCCTGTCCATGTCGTTCAGGTGCTCGATGATTTTCCTGTACCGCTCGCCAGCCTTGGCCGTCGCTATGTCTGCGGCGTCCGTGGCGTTCTGTGGCTCGAACCTCGTTGACGGCCTGTTCTGCGTCAGTACTGCCTGAATGGACAGCCCGAACGCCTGATAGATATTCGTGACGTACATCACGAGGTCGTCATCGTCCGTGTTGTTGTTCGTGCCCGACATGTTCGCGCCGTTCGGCCCAAGGATTTGCCAGCCCTCATTCTTGTAGTCCCAGAACAGGTGCTGCAGGCCGCGCCAGTAGAGCCTTTGCCGCTTCGACTCCTGAATCTCTACTCTGCGGGCGTACCTGTCCTCCTCGCTGACCCGCTCAGCGATGCGAAGCAGGCAGTTCTGCAGGTTCTGCGGCAACTTCTCATTGTTCTCGCCATAGTCCTGCTGAGGCTGTTCCTGCTGGGACTCCGCTGCGGGCTGCTGTTCCTGCTGCTTTACTTCTACGGGTGCTGTCGCCACTTACCTTCCGGTGAGTTTGCTGAAGACGTGCTTCTTCTTGCCATGGTGCAGGTCGCCATGCTGGAACCTCTCAGCAAGGATTCCTGCGCCACGTTCGCTCTTATTGCCAGAATGGGCCATCTCGCTCGCAGCCTCAGAAGTTGAAATCCCCTTCCGCGCCGCGAAACGCTTCACCCTGCCGGGATGCTTGATGGCCGACTTGATGAAATTAGCCATGCCTCATCTCCCTACCGCCTTGCGAAACGGGTGCTGCCTTTCATGCTTGCGTTCCATCGCCGCACCTCTCGCCGTCTCCTGATTCCCTCTCATTGCCCCGATGTTATTCATTGAGCCGAAAATGTACTTCTTCAGGCGCTTGCCGCTGAAGCCGTGCTTGACGCCTTCCTTCTCAAGCGCCTGCTCAAGAAACCGAGGCATTAGTTGTTCGGAGTGGCGAGGATGTAACCGAACGCCTTGACGTGAACTGCGCCAGCGCCTGCGTTCGATGTCACGCAGGTATTGACGATGTTCTTCGCCGTGGTGATGTTCAGCATCCCTGTGGTGGTCGAGGCCACGCCAGAGGTCGTCTGAAGGTCGGCCGCGCTCACCGTTCCCGCAGTGAGAGTCGTATTCGCCGCAGTGAACCGCGTGGCCGTTGTGCCATCACCAAGCTCCCAGCCGCCCGTGCAGCTCGTGATAGTGGTCGTGACTCGCGCAACCACTCCTAGTACTATGCCGTTTATCGGGATGCAGGACGTGCAGACGGTCGTGGTAGCCCCTGATGTTGACAACGAGACGACTCCGCCATCGTTCTCCCAATAGACCAGTCCGCCGCCAAACCGCCCAGCATCGTTCGTCGCCTCGCCAATGCCATTCGTACCTGAAGTTACCAGGTCGCCTTGACCATGGGCGTTCGAGGTGTTGCCGGAGATAGTGCAAGTGTTATTCGGCGCGCCCAAGTAACAATTCGACACCGCCGTCAGGGTCACAAGCTCCGCGTTTGCACCTGTTCCGATGTTCACCACCTCGCCCACGTAGAACGGAACGAAGTGCCGCCCATCAGGAAGCGCAACGTCGGCATTGAACAGCGTGAAGGTCGCCGGAGACGCTGCGGCCACGGCAGCCCCGCTAATAGGCACGCTCCAATTCTTGTAGTTCGTTGAGACGTACACGCCTGCAGTCTTCGACTCATTGCCAGCTTGCGGGAAGGCAGGCAAGGCACATGCGAGCAAAGCAAACAAAACAAATAGTTTCTTCAAGATAGTTCTCCTCATGCATTCCGCCACTGGCGCGTTCTACACCACCATTGCCAGTGTGCGCGAAAATTGTTAATCACCCTGCGAAACCAGCCGTACAGAATGAATCCGATTAGTATGACGTGCCTCCGTCCAGACCTGACATCGCGCCACTCATATCCGGCGCTGATTCTTGCGCCTGTTCCTCACCATCATCCGGCAGCATCTTCTTGGCGTGCGCGTGCGCCTCGGCAAGATTGGCGTGGTGCTTCTTCTCTACCCGCCCGCCATCGTGGTGCGTGTGCGTGGTCGCGTGCCCGCCATGATGCCTGACATGCACCTCATGCACGCCAGTCGCAGGATGCGGCTCGGTTGGCTCATCCTGCTCATCTTGCGGCGATTCGTGCTGCTCCTCCGCAGGCGGCTCATGCTTCTCCTCTTCCATCGAACTCACGAACTTGCCATGACTGTATTTCGTCACTGTGTTCCTCCTGTGCGCTGCTCCAGCTTGTCAATCGAATCCACGGCTTGCGCGTCCGGCACTGTCGCCCGCGATAGTGACGCTGACCTTGACCGCCATCCTGTGCGCCCGAAAGCTATCTCCTTGGCCTCATAGTGCCGCTTGCCAGTCTCTTTGACCTGGGCGTCCGTGACGGCCTTCTCCTGCCCTCTCAGCATGTTCGCCGCTTCAGGCGAGCCAATTCGGTCAAGCAATGCCGACAGCAGGATAGTCTCGCGCTTCTGCAATGCCTGAATCTGCGACTCTAAGCACTCGATATAGCGTGACTTAGCGAACATCAATGCCCGTGCCTCGCGTACCGCATCCTGCTCGCGCCTTGCCACATCGCTTGCTTGGTCTGCTTCGTGTGCTCCGCTATCAGCTTCTGCGTGTAGATTGCCCGCGAAGTCATGTCAGGCACTGCTACCGTCTTCTCCTTCAGCACTACCTCGAATGGCGTGCCGCGCGGACTAAGCCTCGTCTTCAGGCCGTACCGCACAGAGTCCGCCGCATCGTCGCCTATCTCGTTCTCTGAGGCGTCTACCTTCAGCACGTCCTCAAGGTGATTCTCGTCGCGTATCAGCGTAGGTATGCACCTGATTAGCTGCGGACAGTCGGTTGTGACCTTCCACAGTCCGGATTTGAGCAGTTGGTACATGAGCCGCCATCCGCCGATGCGGTCGTTGTCGGCAGGACTAGGAGCCGGTATTCCACCTCTGGAAACCACCTCGCCAATCTGTTGAGCAACAGTGTCATTGCTGGTGCGCTTGGCGAAAGCGTCGGGCGATAGATAAAAGGCGTCAATCCGCTCGCCCTTCGAGAGGTCGATAATCGCCTGTCCAATGTCATGCTCGCTCATCCGGTCGTGATGGAATTCGCGGTAGGTAACGGTGCTGTCTCCGTCCTGCGTGTGCCAGTGAATCGAGCTGGGATGCGCAAAGCCCCAATCCATGCTTATCCAGCGCGTCCACCAAGGCTTTAGGTCAATCGGGCGGATGACATGCTCTGCCTCGTTCCAGATGTCGAAGTATTGCCCTGCAAACAGGTTCCAGTCGCCCTCTGCGAATGCCCTTGCCATGTCGGGCGGCAAAGTCTTCAGAGAGTTGTAGTACGCCTCTGTCAGGTGCGGATTGTCTGAGGCTTTGGCCTGCACGAAGGCGAACTGCGATGCCAAGCTCTGCATCTCTGGCGGGAAGTTCTTCTCAATCCACAGCTTCTTGACCCAAGCGTGCCCTATTCCGCCAGGGTTCGTCCCAGCAATGAACTTCGGATGCTCAATCCCAGGCCAGCGCAACCGAAACCTGAGATAGTCAAACACGCCTTTCTCGTTCTTCGTCAGCTCATCCACGCCGATTGCAGCAAATTCTGCCGATTGGTACTTGCTGGGATCGTCCAGGTTCCGCAGCATCAAGTAGCCGCCACCCCATTGCCTGTTAAGCCTAAAGTGCTTAGTTTCGCTAAGATAGAAGTTGCCAAGCCAAGCAGGAAACTCAGCCTGCATCCGCGAAATCTGCCTGTCCCACAGCGTCGGATAGTCTTCAGTGAAGAGCGCAACCTGCGCATTCTTAATCCTGTGGTTCGCATAGAGCGAATGCAGGTACATGACAAGGAACCATCGCAGAATGTACGACTTGCCACCGCCTGCTGCCCCGCCATAGAGCGTGAAGTCGTGCGCGAACGCAGCATTAATGAACTCGCGCTGCCGTGGCGTCGGCTTTATCAGCTCCGGCCACGACTGCTTCGGCGAAATCTCCAAATCCAAGCTCCTCGACTACCTTAATTTCGCTGCGGTCTGTCTGATTCAAGAGGTTCTTTCCGAGCCACACCAGCATTGTCGTATTACCTGCAAGTGCTAGTTCTACTTGCTTTTGGCGAATGCTTCCATTTCGCAAACGACAGCCAATTTTGTATTCTTCCGCAAAGTGTCTGTGGAGCGTATCAACGGAGATTCCTTGACGCGCAGCTATCTCTTCTTGAATCATGCCTTTAGAGGCAAGGTCAATGATTACGTTCGGGTCAATCTCTTTGCGGAGTTCCATATCACGTCTCGCTCATGCTCCAGCTAGGTCGCAGAGCCATCTCGGATGCCATCAGGTCTGCCAAACGCCTCGGGATGCGCAAAGACAGCCTGCCTGCCTCTACGCGCCTGTGGTCGTGCGTAATGCCCTGTTCTGCCCATTGCCAGAGCTTGCCGGATACGCCGAATTGCCGAATCATGCCTTGGGATATGAGTTTGCGCAGCTCGTCCTTCTTGACGTAATACGCCTTGCGCAGAATAGCGGGATTTGCTGCCTGAGATTCAGTGAACCAGTGAGGTATGATGGCGTGCTGCTTAGACACTAATCGCGCAATGTCCTGATTGCATCCCGCCCTGCCACTCCGCGGCGGGTAGCGGTGCTCAGTCGCATTATGTAACCTTCGCAGCCAAATGCAAGAACTTTTTTCAACTATTTTTGTAGTTCAATGGTACTAAAGTACTATTTACACGCATCCTATAGCTACATAATATGGAATCGTGAACTACAGGAACATCAGTGGCTACAATCCTCAGCGAGCGCAAAAAGCGATGGAAAGGCGAAACGAAATCTTGCGCCTCTATGCCTCCGGCCTGACATATCAAAAGATTGCCGACCAAATGGGACTCACGCGCCAAAGAATCCAGCAGATAGTCAGGCCGCCAATTCAGGTCATCGTCCTTCTTCGCAAAAGAGCCAATGATTGCTGTGAACGCTGCGGAGTGCAGCTGACCAAGTATTCTGGCCACGTCCACCACGTACGAAAGGACGTGACTGGAACTATTACTGACCTGGGCCTACTGCGTTATCTGTGCCGAGGCTGCCATACGGTCGAAAACTATGACCTAGGATATATGGCCAGACCAAGAGTCAAGCGCGTCAAGCAAACCATGCCATTCTTTAGGATGCGTCCTAAGTCAAACATTCCCAACAACTAGAACCTTTATATTTTCTTTACTTGACATACTTCCATGATGGATGTATCGTACGCGCATGGAGGCAATCACAATGGCCGCAACAATCAAGCAAGTGCTTCTGAATACCGCAGACCAATTCGAGGTTGGTGATGACAGGCACGCCAACATCATTGATGTGCTGAATCGCCTGAATCGCGTGGCCCCGAACACTCTCGATGAAGTGCTCGACTTCGCAGAGTTAGTCACTGACGTTGAAATGAGGCCGTGTGGTGAAAATTCTCGTTCTTAGCGCATAGCGCATGGAGGGTGAAATGAGCGAAACGAAGCTGACCTTAAGAGATGGCGAACGGATGCTCTGGCACGCATTTGAACACGTACGCGAAGGAAACGTTCAGTGGATTTGGCAGCGCGAAGAGATATTAGATGAAACTGTGAGAACTATCCACGATTGCTTGGACATGAATCTAGAAGCTCAATATGGTCATGGACGGTAGTTCCCCGCTCCAGCGGATTCCGCGTGAGTCCGCCTTCGGCGGGAGGGATTGCGAAAGGAGCACATCGTGGATACTGATGCACTTGGGACATGCAAAGAAGTCACTGAGGAGTTAGCGCAGAGGTGTCCTGAACTTCGGCGTGTGCGCGGGTTCTATTACGATATCTTTTGGGGGCAACGCACACATTGGTGGCTAATCGCCCCAAACGGCCAAATTATTGACCCGACAAAAAGTCAGTTTCCAGATACTCACGGTGAATATGAAGAATGGGTCGAGGGACAAGAGGAGCCTGTAGGCCTGTGCGCAAACTGTGGCGACTACGTTTATGCCAGCAAGTGGGCCGGCGACCCGACTGTTTGTAGTGAGAAGTGCGGAATCGAATTTGCTCGTAGCTTAATGTAGCGCAAGCTGCGCAATAGGGAGAGGAGAGCAAGGATGCTGCTGAAATGGAAGCCGAATAAGCCTCGTCGCAAACAGCGTTTCCGCAAGCGTCCATCGAAAGTATCTTTGCTGAGAAGGAAGTACGGGCCTCAGTGGTGGAAAGCAGACCCAACGATACGCACCGAAAGGAGCGAGCCATGAATGACGCGAAGGAAGCAGTCTGCGGTGAATATGCAGAGGTTTTGCACAAGGAGATTGCCCACCTGCGCGACATCAACAAGGATTTGCTCGCAGCGTGCGAAGTTGCTCTGCCAGGACTTCGCCACCTTGAAAAGGAGACTCAATTCGCTGGCGTAAGGGCGGATGCTCAGATGGCGGCGAATACAGTTGAGGACGCCATTCGCAAAGCCAAAGCAGAAGGGAAGTGAACATGGCAGACCTGCTGAGTCAGTTCCCAAAGCTGCATTGCAAAAGGTGCCCTCACTCTTGGTGGCCGCGCAGCCCAGAGAGGCCCATTAAGTGCCCCAAGTGCGGCAGCCCTTATTGGGACAGGGAGCGCATCAAGGATAGCAAAATTTCCAAAGAAGAGAGGAGCGAATGATGCACGCGTACAAACAAATCCGCAAAGCAATGCGTAAGAATGAAGTCTCACTTTTGGCTTATCTGCGCAGGGAGCGTGTCACATACATATCGCTCTGGAGCATCGCGTGGCACAATGCCTTGGAGAGATTGGAGAAGGCAGGCCAGGTTAGCATACGCAAAGGGGTCTACACAGTCAAAAAAGGCGCCGGGCCTGTTACTCCTGCCGTACGCAATTAAGATGCCCCCTGCATCATCCAATCAGTCCCAATAATCCGCCCTTGCTCGTCGCGCGTCTCGCCTGTCCGCACGCATGGGCAGCCCTTTATTGGGCAGCGGTACAGCGTACGGTCATAGCTGCGGAACTTGGTGTTCGATGCCCGCTCGCGCAGCTTGCCATGGATTAGAGTCATCTCTGTGCCGATGTGAGTTAAGCAATTTGGCATATATTTTAGCGGGGGCTGCCAACCTATTCCTTCAGCGGTGGAATCAACCCCCGCTCCCTCCTCCTCTGGTAGACTGCCTACTACTTGGCCCTAGCACGTTCTAGCTGGGTCAATCTCCTATTGGCTGCGGTTGAGCAACAGTGAATGAGCCATCCAATCCCCTCACGTAATATACCGACACCAGCTTAGGCGCTTCCTTCTGCTGCTGACCCATTCCCATTGCCGTGTCAAACTGTCCTTGGAAACTAGACTTATAACGCGCTTGCGTGCATTCGTGACATTCGCAGCGTGGTTCGTTCATAATCGCTGCCTCGCTTTCTATGCGCTAACTGGTTCTGTTGCGCAAACTTGCGGAATAGCTGAAAGAACGTCCTGTAGGCAGCACGCCACTATGTACGTGCCGCCAGCCTCAAGCAAGGCATCCCTGAACTCCACCTGGTTGTCACTCAGGCCCTTGCCTGCCCTCTTGACCTCAATCCCGATGTATCGCCCTTTGCTCACTGCGATTATGTCTGGCGCACCCTTCACGCCGTAGCGCACAAATCGTTCCTTGCCGTTCCAAGATGCTTTCACCGCACCCGTGTTATTGCGATAGTGGAAGATGCGGTGCAGACTCAGCCACTCAAGGATTTGCCCCTGAATGTCGTGCTCGGTTACTGCTACGCTATGGGCGCTGCGCTTCATCGCTTGCCCAGCAACGCAACTGCTATCAGCACTTTCATGCAGTCTCCTTCTGGCCGCGTGCGCGGATTCTGGTGCGCACTTTCAGCAGCCTTTGAATTGCGCGAACCTCAGCATCCTCATCCTTGATAGATTCAAGTTCTGCGTTCACTTCCTTCGCGCACTCTTCCCTCTCCCCTGCCACGGCGGACTGGAGGGCGGCGAAAATGTCATCGTATTCGGCGGTAATCTGCCCATCTATCCGCATTTTGAAGCAGTCCTTTGCTAACGCTGAAAGCAGCGCCTTCTGCTCGATGTTCACTTGAGGTCTCCTAGTAGCGCAAGCCACTCGTGTCTTGGGCATAATTGCCTTGAAATTGGCCTACACTCACAGCGCATCATATTCGCCAGCTTCATCGCCCGCGCGTGCCATGCCGCCAATTCATTAGCACAGTCTCCAGAGTCCATTCGACAGCCCTGCTCCTTCCAGAACTCAGGGTCATGCCACCTTGCAATAATCTCCGCCAAGCTCTGCTCGATGCGAGGGTCAGTCATGCGGCACGCTCCTTTGTCGGCATCTTGCGAAGCGGCTCTCCGCAGATGTCACACTTCTTTTGCTGCGGCCAGAAAAGCCAGCTTGCATTGCAGCCATCGCACCACTTTTCTACTGGCTTATATTTTGGCTTGGTCATGCGAAGGCTCCTTCCCGCTGAGGGCGGCGATGCGCTGCTCTAGCTGCAATCGTCTGGCGCATGGCGTTTGCAAGCTCTCCCCTAGATAGAAACATTCCTTGCAGGTCGTGACATGCTCATGGAACATCGCTTTAGCCTTGATGCGCTCGATGGCTTCGTCCGCTGCGAGGTCGGAGAGGGAGCGAATGTGCGCTTCCCAATCCTCTATACACGCGGCATTATCTTGTCGGCTTGGCCCAACGTAGCCACAATTACAGCCAACGCGAACGTCATCAAAGCCAACGAAGCCTGGGTAGTGCTTCGCGCACGCCTCGCGCATCCCCGCACGCGCCTCGCTGCGGATGCGGGAGAACTCGGCGGCAACTACTTTCGCAACCGGCCAGTATCCCGCTCCGGCCACAGAGCCTAATTTCTTCATCGCTTCGACAATAAGCTCATGCGTTCTCTGCAAATCCTGCTCCGTGTACGCTGGCTCAGTCATGGGCCACGGGGTGAACTTATTGTTAGCCATCCCTTCACTCATTATGCCTTCACCTCAGCTTTCTGCTGCTCAATGCAAATCCTTCTTGGATGTTTACGACGAGTCTGATTAAATTTGCAAAGTATCGCATCGCTCAATCGCACGCCGTTCATTCCGGCAGCAATTTGTTTATCAAACATAGAAACGAAGTCTGCGGCTGCTTTGATTCCTTGCTTATACCCCATGCGAAATCTTGTGTTGCTGAACAGTTTGATGTCTTTTTGCAAGCTCATTTCCTCACCTTCGCTTTCTTCTCGCGGAACTCGCGCACGATGGAGGCGGGAGACAAGCCATCTATAAGGTCAGACGCCTCGGCTCGTAGAATCTTCGAGGGCGCTCCATCCTTCTTCCAATTACCGTGCTCTCGGCACTGATTTATGATTATGTTCTTGCAGGACAGTCTAGCCATCTCCGCGATCTCCCGCAGGTCGGCGCACAGCGAGCAATATCCATGAGGATGAAGCTGCGAAGAAAGCCCTGGAATAAACGCTCCAGAGTTGTCCTTCCAGAACGCCTTCGGATGCCCGCACTCCAGCGGCTCCTTCATCGCGGCAAGCTCCTGCTTCACAGACATTAGTTCCTGTGTTCGATGCTCAAGGGCACGGATATTTAAGTGCAACTCTGACGCCTGCTCGCGGGCGGCGGCGAGGATGGGGGCAAGGGCATCGGCACAAGTTCGCAATCTGTCAGTTACGGAATCGTCTAGCCTGTATGCCCTCTTTTCGCGGAAAGCGATACGCTCGCGCCACTCCTTCTGCAACGCCTCAATCATCTCGACCAGTGTGCTCATCGCATTTCTCCCTCTTTGCGAAGAATCTCTCGGCAATTCTGACAATCGCACTTGTCCAGAATCGAGCATTTCATTGAGCAAAACACAATTCCTGAATACTCGCTGCGATGAATCGGTTTATGACATCGCTTGCAATTTCTGGGTGTGCTCATTGTTTTGCGGACTCCTTCGCGGCGTAGGGCCATGCGCGATACTGTAGGCCATCCGTATCTGCTTTATTCTTTTGAGCAGCCCATCGTTCGGCTATATCTTGGCTGGTAAATGCTATGCTCCCTACTGCGCTCCAGTTTGTTTGAAATTCGCGGCGAGATTCTATGTGCCACACCACACGCTCGCTCATCTCGCGTCTCCCTTCCGCATCCGTGCGTGCTGCTTGCAGGATATCTTGTCTGTGCCGTGGTCGGTCATTCCCACCAACATTGTAAAAACTTGAACATTTTTCCCAAATAAAGAGCATCTTGTTGGCTCATGTAAGTTGAATGTCGCGCAATTTGCCGTGTCCTAAACTCCGGCATCTGCTTCCAGGTTTTGTCGTTATACCCTGCGTTCTCGAAATAATTATCCTCTCGCAATCGTCGGCACAGATTTTGAACGACTAGAAGTTGTTTTGCATAGCGTTCTGACCCAGTATGGCATCCGTTTTCCTGTGCTCGCCGCATTTGCTTTGCGGCTACTTCGATGAGTTCTGCTAACCCGCTCCAATCCCATGACCGAAACCACCACACCGCCTCAAAGAAGATGAAAAGATTATTCACGCCGTTTCTGACATCCCAGAACCAGTGAACGAGGTTCGTGCGCCAAGTTCTCCAAAGCCAACGGTACGGCGTAGAAACTAATCTCACTTCGCTTCCTTCAGATTCGCAGGGACGAACATCGCGTCACCTCACTCGCCACTGACGTTTGCCACCGCTGCGCGTATCACGCAGCACAAACCCCCCGCGAAAGATGCGATTCCAATCAGCCCTGGAATATGCAGGTACAGTCCGCATCCCAACAAGCCTACAAAAAGTCCGATGAGTCCCGACAGTGCATTTGCATAAAACTTCTCTTCGCTCATCCCTCACCTCCTGCGATAGATTGCTCACACATGAATTGCCTCCCCGTGCGACTTGTCGAATAGCGATGGCTCAGGATAGCCCTTGTTAGGCCCCATGTAGCGGTACTCGTAGATGCTGGCTCCTTCGCGCCGCCTGCCAGGAATCTTATACCCGTACTCAGATGGGCCGCCGTGTTTTGCATCTTTGCGCAAATTCGAGATTTGAGACCTCACGGAGTTCTCTGGAAACTTGCAACGGTAAGCTGCCTCAAGATACGCGCTAATCTCCTCGACTGTCACCCACTTGTCGCGCGCAGTGATTGCCACGGCCTCAAGGTAGCTCAGTATGCGGTCTACCTGCCAGCCAAGGCGCTGCTTGTCCGCATCGGTAGAGAAGTCGCGTGCGTAGCGTGTCATGCCAGCACCTCCTGCTTCTCCAGAATCCTCTCCATGAACTCAGCAACGCAGTTGGCTAGCTCGGGAGGAATCGTTGCAACTTTTGCTGTCCACTCCTTACGTTTGGCACTCTTGCTGCTCGACCAGGAGCCATCATTCTGTCGGCGATAATCCGTGAGTGCTTGACGGTCTACGCACTTAAGCTTTTGTATGATACTTCCGCCAGTCTGGAATCCCTTTTTAATCCCACGAGGCAACCCAAAGGCTTTACCGAATCTGAGCGGGAAACTTCCGAAGTTGTGCCACAAATAAAACGGGCCGGCGTTGCATGTAGAGCGGCCCACGAATTGCTGCGCTGCTCTCACGTTCTCGATGACGTAAGGTAGGCCGCTTGCCTCGCAGAGCGCCCTTGTATGTTCAAACAGTCCGATGCCATGCGCGGGATACTTCGGATGCGGATGGAAGTGCTTCATGCCGTGGACACTGAACTCCTCGCATGGCGGCGAGGCGACGATGGCATCAGCCCAAATGTGATGGGTGAACCCTTGTGCATCATTGTAGTGAATGACTTCACTTTCAACCCAGAAGCGCAATATGTTCTGCTCTATCCACTCGCACCTTTCGGGAATTTCTGGAGGCTTCGTCAAATCCACCCCAATACAGCGCCAGCCGCGCCTCGCAAACGCACGCGACCAACCCCACCGTCCGCAGAAAAGGTCTAGGAGAATCATGCCATCACCTCCGGCCCTGCGCCTACTATGAGTTCCGCCTGTATTGCCGCCTCCTTGCCAAGCCGCGAATTCGCCCGCCTGCACCACCAGAACAGATACCGCCGCGTACCGCGATAGGTCTTGCAGTAGTTCTTGGCCTTCGCAGCGTGCTGAATCAGCCAACTGTGCGCGTTTTCGTACTCCGCTAGCAGATTCAGCGACGGAAACGCCCTCTGCAATTCGCAGTCCAGTGAGTCCGAAACCTCGAATCTTGCGCATGACCAGGCTGGGAAAAGGTCGCTCAAAATTTATTCCCCTTTGAGATATTCTCTCTTGCAGGTATGACCTGCAGATTCCAAGGAACATTGAGTCCGCAAACATTCTCTCCTTTTATTGGAACGATGTGGTCAACGTGGTGCTTGATTCCCGTTTCACGAGTCAACCTATTCCTTAGGTAGAAAAACGGCCTGAAATCTTCTCTCTTTACCCATTTGGGCGTCGCTTGCCTTCTTGCTCTCTTGCGATTGCTTCTAAGTGCGTCCTTTCGGTCTATGTAGGATTGCGCCATTACTAACCTCCTCAGCTTGCGAGGATTGGTTATCTTCTTGCGGGATGCTTTCTCTATGAATCTCTTAAGCTGATGATATCTGTCCATCTTTGCCTCTAACTGCCGATAATGCTGAGGCTTCCGAGCACAGGAAACCCTACCGTCAAGGTTTCCTGCTCCTGCCGCGTAAAGCCTCGGCTCGTCGCTTTGGGCGCTCTTCTGTCGGGTCTGTTAGGCTAAACTACCGCCTCGGTGTCAGCTTTTTAGCGATACGCCCGACGAACGCGCACACGGTGCTCTGTGTGTCCCTGAGACGGCTTGCCTTGACCGCGAAGCACTGTCCTGTAGGCTCGCGCCCCAGCGTGGTTGTCGCAGTGCCCTCTCAGAAACGCGCAGCGTCCTTCCCGCATCGGAAGAGGCCAGAAACGGTCTCTTCGGCAATCTTCGTGCTTGCAAATGGCCCATCAGAATTGCAACACTTTCTGCGACAAACGCTTTGCCGCAATCTCGCAGTACGGCTCGTGAATCTCGATGCCGATGGCGCGACGGCCTAAGTCCTTCGCCGCGCGAAGCGTTGTGCCGGAGCCCGTGAAAGGGTCACACACGGTATCCCCGACATTAGCTGCCAGAATAGACTTGCACAGGCTTACCGGCTTTTCCGTTGGGTGAAACTGGTTTCCCGTCCTATCGGCGAAAACTACGTCAGGTATTCTGCAGATAAACTCATGTTTCTCTTCAGGATAGAAGGCTATAGCCTCCCATTGCCTGCCATGCTCATGTTCCAAGTCTCCCATTGACCAGTTGTTCTTTACCCAAGAAAGAACGCTACGGGGCTTTGGAAGCTGCGATAGATTGTCCCATCGGCAAAATATGTATGAGGCCCGCTCCGCCTTCCCTATTGCGAGTAAGATGGCATCTAGTGGCAATTCACTGTCGCCAATGATACTGTCGTATCGGATAACCCTATGGTTGGATACGAAGTTCATCCCATACGGCGGGTCAGTCAGCACCAAATCCACCTTCGGCAACTGCGGCAGAATCTCGCGGCAATCGCCGTGGTATATCGTGATGCCATCCTCCTCGAAGTACGGTCTCATCACGCCCAACGCTCCCGCTCCATCATGCACTCGTGCTCGGAATGCTCTTGCAGATGAACTAGAACCCGTCTTTTAATCCTGTACGCTGTCTGCGATTTAACTATCTGAAGCGCAAGACTTTGCGATATACCCCAATTTGTCGGCGGAAGAGGAAAGGGGGTGTCACGGGGGTCTTTCTTCCTCTCCCGCCGCTTCGCTTGGCGCTGCGAACTCTTGCCATGCTTCATGCCGTCAATTCTCCCTAGCAGTAAACTTCTTCTCGCTTGCACGTCCGGCACACGGTCAACACTGAGTCATATCTCTCATGCCAGTCGTGCAGCCTCTTGCACTTGCATTTGCCGCACTTGAGGAACCGCTTCTTGGTGTTCAGCACTCCTCTGCAAATGTGAACCGTCATGCCGTCAGTCCTTCCTCGACTTCCATCACGGCCATAATCTTGTCCAGTTCGGGGTCTGCTAGAGCATCGCGCCATGCCCGATGGCAAAGCGACAGGGCCACGCTCTTGTTCTTCACTCTCCGCATGATTCTGTCCCATTCCGCATGAAGCTCGGAGCAAGCGTCAGGGTCTTTTGTTTCGAGGACGAATTTAGTGACGCGCTTGTCATTCTTGATTCGCTCCGCCTGCTCGCGTTCCACAAATGAGATATGGACTTTCTCGTCGCCATTGCCCTTCTCCATCTCGTACTTCAGCCGCAGATACGCTTCTCGCAGGCTAGGCATTTAGAAATTTGGCTCCGATGGCTGCTCTTCTCTCGGTTTCGACTTCAGGATGCGATAGTCCGGCTGCTTCTCATTCTTCTTGTTGTTGTTCTTGAACACCACGACGTAGCCGATGCCCTCAATCTTGCCGGACAGGTAAGCCTTGCCTCCGGCTGACTCCTTAATCCACAAAGCGCCAATCTCGTTCGGGTCTTTGCTCATGCCTTCTCCAGTGCGCGGAATGGAACTTTGCGCTCTTCCATCGTGCGAATCAGTTTCCCTAACTGCTTTGCGTCTGCCAGAATCGTGCGTTCCTGAGAATCCCAAAGCGGAGCAAGAACGTCCTTATTGGCAGTTTTAAGAGTCTGGTCGCCAGTAACCTCGAAGCGCCCTACGGAATGGTGAACGTAGAACAGCGCGGGAGCTGCCTCTGTTACGATTTCGGGGATGATGGCCTTCGGCGGCTGGAGATTCGCAAGCTGCTCCTTCTCGCGCTCCTCGAATTTGTTGAGGTACTTGTTCTCTTGCTCTTCGGGGTACACCAGTTCGCGTCCGCTCGTCGTGAACTCAGGGCGTCCCTGAAACTCTTCGCTGATGTAGAGACCGTCCGTGGCGGGGTAGGTTCTGCGCACCGCTTGAGCGAGGGCGCACTTGCCAAGCATCAGGCGCGGCATCTGCCGGACAAGCGGGGCGTAGTCCACGTTCGGGTAGATTTCGTCCCAATAGACTGTCGCAACCGTGGGATGCTGACTGCCGTTCTTCCAGACTTGTACTCGCGCCCATTCAGGAGCCTGCAAGGTCTGCGTGGCTCCTTGGCCGTTCTTCTGGAACTTCACCGCATGGAGCTGCCCAAACTCAGGCTCATCATTCGTGCCGAATTCCTTCCTGTGGTCACGCGCCGCGACATGCAGTAAGCCATTGATTCCCACAATCGGAATCCAGCGATAGCCGCCCTCAGCGGAATTGTCCTTGCGCTTCACGAACCAGATTTGCTGCCGGAAAGGGTCTAGCTTGTAGCGCCGCGATACGGCGAGGCAGAACTTCAATTCCTCATCGCTTGCGCCTTTGGCGATGTGATTCTTCACCAGAGCGATTTCCTCTGGATTCAGGTTCCACGGACGCTCAGGCGGCGCAGCAATGCGCATAATGCCCGTTTGCTGGCGTTGGCGGCGTCTTGGGGCGACTTTCTGGCGTTTTGCGGCCTTTGCCCTATTCACTGTAGACCTCGATTCCTGGGATGGCTGTGTTGCTCTTTTCGCGCCGGACATGTGCGGCCAACTTCTGCTCGTCCAGAACCCAGAACTCATCGGGTACTAGGTCTAAGTTGGTCACGCGGTAACGCCAAGCTCGCACGTTGCGCGTGCCAGCCACGGTTGGAAGACTCGGCTTCACCTTGACCTCTGGAACGGCTTTCGCCGTTTCCTCTGCCTGCTTCGCGGCAAGCTGCCGAGCCTTCTCTTCATCCTCTCGTGCTTGCTTCGCCATCCGTTCCTGCTCGCGCTTGTTAATCTCGCCAGCCTTGCGCTGTGCTTCCAATTCCTTTTCACGGGCCTCGCGCTGTTCTTTGGCGATGCGGTCAGCCTCCCGCCTCTCCTCTTCGGCCTTCTGCCGAGCCTTGGCCTCAGCCTCGGCGCGGATTCTCTGCTGCTCCCGCTCCGCCGCACGGCGCTCCTCTTCGGCATACGCCTTGCGCCGCGCCACAAGGTCGGCAAGCCATTGTTTCGGCTGAGTCACCAATCCCGCGATGGCGAGCTTCACGCGCTTAACCGTCTCTTCGGCTGGCGCAAGCTCCGGCTCAAAATGGTCGTTCACCGCACGTATGTAGGCTTCCAAGTCGAGCTTCACCGCTGCCGAAGAGATGAATGTCTTCTGGTCTACTACGGACATCTCGGCCTTGGCCTTCAGTTCACCAAGTCTCTGCTGCAATTCCTGCAATGATTCTTCAGGCTTCACTAATTGAGTCGTTCCCATAGCTAGTTCGCCTCCTTTGGCGTCCATCGCGGCTGAAACTCAGGATGTCTATTGAAGTGACAACTCCAGCGGTGAATCAGTCGTAGATTGCTCAGGTCATCGCTGCCGCCCTTGCTCCGCTTCTGAATGTGGTCTGCGTCCCATTCTTCGTAAGCCGCGTCTATGTTTCGGTGACACCATTGGCACTCGGCCTTGTCTCGAAAGAACACGCGCTGCTTTTGCGCCTTCCAATCCTCGCCAGATAGGAACATCCGGCCATCGAGCGCGATGAATGAGCCTTCATTCTTGAAATTCATCGCCTCGGTTGCTGAGATATCCCTGTGCTGGCCTCTCGGCATCAGCTCACCTTCTCGCTTTCACATCCAAGTTGAATGATTCGCTCGTTGACCCAGTTCGCCAGCCGCAGCCTGTCGTTCTCCTCGCGCAGCTTCGCGCAGGCATAGGTCAGCGAATGGACTAACTTCATGGCCTCGTCGTACTCATGCCGCAGGTCGGCATCCGGCGCAAGCTCCATGCGCACGTCCTCTTCGCTGAACGGCTTGCCGCTGAGGAACTTGCTGCGCACGCTCTCCGAGGCTGCGATTGCCTGCCTAAGATTTGGCATCGCTGTTCTCCTTGTGCGCTGATTCGATGATTCTTCGCACGCTGTCCTCTGTATATCGGGTTGCCAAAACATCTCTGAGGTAATGTTCATGCGCCCTAAGTATGGTCATCCTGCTTGGCCTGACGTCCAAGTGCGGGTTATACGGGCTGAAGGCTGCGTAGGGGTAGTTTGCTATCCATATTTCAACTCCTGCTAGATGAGTTGTATACGGAGGTCGCCCACCTTCAAAAGCATAGGAATCAAGAAGATGGTTTAACTGCTTGTCCCACTCGCGGGAGTAAGGATTATTCATAAGCCAAAACCTCGGACTTATTGATTTAAGGAATCTCCTAAACTTGCTCATTCTTGCCCTCCTTCAGTTTTCCCGTGCTCAGCCACCTGCTGAACACCTTCACTGCGCAGTCTTGGCCGCAGACATCCGCCTTGTCGTGGTATTCGCCAATAAGATTCGATTGATTTAGCTCAACAAGGCAAAATTCTCTTCGCACTTGTGAAGAACTGATTGAGCGCCAGTGATTCACGTCGCTGCTTCGCTTCTTGCCGCACTCGTCGCAGACGTACTCGGTGATTTGCATTAGCGCGCCTTCCTCCGCTTCCTCTTCAGGTCTCTGCGAAGGCCCCTAATTTCCCGCAGCATCGCCTCGGTGTTGTATCGGGTCTGCTTAATAGCTGATGCCACGTCGCATTGAAGCATCTGGCAGCTTTCGAGCAGATTGCGGATGGACTCAAGCATTTCTGCCGAGATTTGGCTGTCAGGGAAAGACTCATTCTCCCGATAGTTGAAGGACGGACGAATTAGCTTGCCGCCTCTTTCGATTCTGCTATTCATGTCGCCTCCTGCCACATCTCCACTGCCTCCCGCTCGCCTGCGCAGCCTCGGCACAGTGCCCATTCGCTGTCTGCGCAAAGCTCCCCGCAGCAGGAGAACGCCTCTCCGCAATCTACGCAGCGGTGAGTGTGGAACCGTTCCTGCCAATCGAAGTGCTCAAGGGCGTCCATTAGAGCCACCACCTCACTGCCAATGTCAGAGCCGACCAGATAATCGTTGCGACTACCACGCCCACATAGAACTGCCTGTCGGCATGCTTCCCGCCGTGTTCTCGGCCCAACTCGTACGCCTTCTGCATCTCGCAGAGCATCCGATGGTCTGCCTGCGTAGCAACGACTACCTTGTTGCCTGCCTCGGTCGCCCATGCTGGGCCTACGGAGATGATTTCGCGGGGCGTCATGGCTTGGCCTGTGGGAATATCGTCTTGCCATCCCACGGACAGTTTTTGCAGACATGCGGATGAACTAGGATTGCTAACCCCGCGTCGGCCTTCTGCCACTCCGCGTCGGCCTTCTGCCACTCCGCGTAGGCCTTCTGCCACTCCGCGTCGGCCTTCTGCCACTCCGCGTAGGCCTTCTGCCACTCCGCGTCGGCCTTCTGCCGCTCCGCGTCGGCCTTCCGCCACTCCGCGTAGGCCTTCCGCAACTCCGCGTCGGCCTTCTGCCACTCCGCGTCGACCTTCTTAACCATTGGGTACTTCTTTCCAAGAGAGCGCAATTTCGCATCGGAAACGGGGCGGAACAGATGCAATCTCAAAGCCTGTTCGTGTTTTGCTTTTGAACTGAGGATGAATGCGATACGATTCTCCGCTTCTTCAGTCAGAGGTTCGCAAAGAACCTCGTGATGGCAATGCAGAACAAGAGTGCCTACTTTCACGCCCTTGAAAGCCTTTCGGCACAGAGCGGCTTCCTCTTCAATGCTGCCCAGTTTCATCTTGCGCTTCATTGAGTCTCCTTCTTCGCGGTGACATCAGGTGACACTAGCTGACAAGATGCGACGTTTTGCACCTTGAGTCCGCTCTCAATCAGGACTAAAAGTTCTTGCTGTATGGTGCGCCGATTCAACATCGCAAGGTTCCTCACCGTAATCCCCATCTCCGCATCAGTGCGAAGCTGGCTAGGAAGTTTCAGTCTGTCGGTGCGCTTCCCGTGCCCCACTCCTCTTCTCTTTGCTTCTCCGCGCAATTACTTGACGTATTACCTACTGAGCGATATAAGTGCCATCCGCGTCACCACAAACAGGGGGCAACGTGTCTACTGATATTCCAGTCGCCATTTTGCTCGGCGGTTCGGTCACTCTTCGCAGCGACCTCATACTGTCCAAGTTCAATCGCATCGCCGAGCTGAAGAAACTCATCAAGGAGCTGCGCGAGGAGCTTTTGGAAGAGGAAGCCTCGCTGATGTGCGCCGAGTACCTAGAGGCCAAGAAGGATGCAATAATAGAAGCCCTGTCTGCCGATGCTCGGCAGATGGACTTAGACTTCACTACTAGGCGTGTAGTGGAGACGCGGGCAAGAACGAGAACTGCCGCGTAATTCGGCGGGAATCCAAAGGTTACAAAACACTGCTCGACAAGTGCATCTGCATGATTCCAAAGCACATTATGTTGATATGATAATCTATATGTTAGAGGACGATGCCATTCGCGCGAAGTGGCAGCGATGCGCGCGCTTCGCATTTTAGGATTCCCTCTGGACGGGTTGAGATTCCAGTGCTTGCGTTACGAGACGGCGGAGAACACCTGAAAGGGTGCGGTCTTCGGCCTTGCCTATCTCTTTCAGCCGCTCGGCCAAATCACGAGGCAACCGCGTGGTGACATACTCTGTTTTCTTGTCTGGCTTCCTTGTCATAGGCGCAAGGTATACCTATAGCCAGAATCCTGTCAAGTGGAAAATGCAATTCTGCCACGTTATGTAAACTAAAACGTGCAGATTGTCTGATTATGTTGAGTAAAGCAGATTATGTTGCGTTGCGGAGGGTCACGGGCAGGGGTTTCGGCTGCCGGACATGGCGACGTTGCGTATCATGTGGTACACGAATCCGGCAGGGTTGTAGGGGTAGCCGTTGTCAACGTGGACGGTGAAGCGCAAGCTCAGTTTACCGCCTAAGTTCTCTTTTTCAAATGGGATAGCAGGCGAGCAAGGAACTGACTCGCCGCCAGAAGGGATGTGCAGGTGACGCCCTATGCCGAGCAAGTAGTTCTTCCATCCGTCCAGAGCGTACCTTCCGGGCATGACGGCATTGAAGATGCGCACACTAGCTGAATCTTCGCTTGAGAACGGCAGGTAGAGGACGTTGTTCCATGCCCCGCCGTGGATGCCGCTCTCGCCCCAGACAACGGCATCCTCATTGAAGTCGCAGCGAAAGACCTGATTGAACGCGGCTAAGACCTTAGCTGCGCAGGGGTTAGATTGCACCTAGAAGTGCCAAGCAGGGCCAAATGAAACGATTGCGGTATTGTTTGCAAGGCCGGGCAACTTCGCCCACTGCACTTCCCCGCCTAGCGTCCAGCTACCGCTATTCGTCAGGTCGTAGCGCACCCCGCCGCCGCCAAGGAAGCTGTAGTGCTGCCGAACGTTTCCCGCAGCATCCACCACGCGGTCTATTCCTGCCGAGCCAGTCAGGTAGAACTGGAAACGCATCCCGTTTAGGTTCGGCGAGACGTTATTCAGCTTCGTGGATAGGATTGGCAGGCGATACTCCATCCCGCCAAAGAAGGATGTGAAGTTCCCGCTGTTGGCAACGAGGTTCGTATTGCGCAGCGAGAAGTTGGGCGTCGGACTGAACGATATGCCAGCCAGCGTGCCCATGAACGTCTGACCGCCGCCGGGCAGCGCGATAGGCTGCGCTGTCAGCGAGAAGGTCTGCGACTGGCCCCATGCCGGAAGGCTCAGGGCCATCAAAGCAACTGCAAGTACGGCGATTCTCTTCATTTTTTCTCCTTTGGTTACATCATCAAATCGGGGTCTGTGACGGGCATGGGCGCGACGTAATCAATGCTGATGCCGTCCTTGGCGCTCCTGAGCAGCGTCATCAGCGATTCAAAGGCCAAGGCGCTATTCCCTACCATGTCTGCCGAGCGTGTCTCGCCCACTAGCAGGCATCCCTCGGTGTCGCGCGGGTAATTGCCAATGTGAATCTCGATTGCCTCGAAGCCTGGGACGTTCAGGACGTGCGGAGTGACAAATCCGAACTTGGGCGACATCTCTAGCGCCACTTGATAGCTGCCTGCGGGGATGCAGAACGGCTTGCCCTGCGACTGGTCGGCACGAGGCTCCAGCGTGTAGCACTGGAATATGCCATTAATCTCAAGGACTCCGGGCGTGCTGTTCGCAGTGCCCAGCTGTCGGAAAACGGTGAGCTTCACTCTAGGATGCAGGAACCTCTTGGCCGAGCCGCCAACCGATTACGACCATCGCTGCCCCGATGAGCGCCGCTGGGAGCCAGTATTGCAGGTTGTCGGCTATCGGCGTGTTCAAGGCGTAGGCGAAGTCAAAGAACGCAAGAGCCATCCACAGGATTACCAGCGTGACGTAGATGGCCTTGTGCTCTAGGTGCATGGAGCGGAATCCGAGTGCAAAGGCCGCGAACGTCAGGATTGCGCCCTCGCCCAGCACGATGTCATTCCCTGCCGTGAACGCCGCCATATTGACGGCAACCATGAGCACTATCGCCCCCGTAAGAACCAGCGACGTGACGAACAGGGTCATGGAGCGCAGGCCGGACTCCCACAATATCTCGGCCATCGCGCCGAAGATGCACGCCGTTCCAACCATGTAGAGCAGCCGCCATCCCATGTCAGAGACATGCCCGTACCCAAGGACAATCACGGCGTTGACAAGCTGCGCGACGAAATAGACTTTAAGATGTCGCGGGCTGTTGCGGAGGTTCGCCATTATCAGCGCTGCCAGACTCGGCAGGCTCACGCAGAGCAACCTTAAAATCATAAATCTCTCCGGCCTTGAAATAGGATGCATCGGGGCCGACGATGGTAATTGTGTCGCCGTCTCCGCGCAATACGGAGTATTCCTTACCGTCTGTTGCAACGCACTCCGCTGAGAGTGCTGTCCCATTGTGCCAAGGTTTCGGCCCTCCGCCCATTGTTGTTCCCCTTTCATTTCAAGGATAACCGCTCTAGCTTGAAGTGCTTATACAGGAACGCAATGTCTACCTCATGGACTTCAACCTTCTGGAACTTGCCCTTCACGAACTTGGAACCTGAGAATATCGCCCAGCAGATGACATTGACCGCCATCGTAACGAACACGGTGGCTACTCCGGTCAATGGCCCTAAGTTTACCAAATGGATGCCGCTGGGAGACATGGGCTACCTTCTTTTTTGAACGAACTCCTTGCGCAGAAACTCGCGCAAGTCAATCAGCTCCTTCAGCAAATCCTCCTTCGTCACCATCCTGCGCTCCAAATCCTTGAGTGCCTTGCCGACTGTGGCCTTCCAGAGGGTGCCGAAGATTACGATGACGCTGGCTATCGTGCCTAAGTAGAATGTAACGTCCGATTGGGTCATGTCTCATTGGCCGTGCAGCTCCTTCTTGAACTGTGCGAAAGCCTGTTTCATTTCGTCGCGCGTCACCATCTCGCGCACCACCTTGCGCTGCGTCCATGCGATGTACGTCATCCATGCCAGCAGGCCCACGAACAGGACAACTATTAAGAGAAGCGAGCCGACATTCGCAAACTCCAGATGGATGCCGCGCGCAAGCGTAACAATGTCGAGCATTACTTCGCAGGTTCAGCGGGTGTCCCATTTACGCTAGAGCGGTAAATCCACTCTTGGATTGCGAAACTCTTGAGCCACAGCCATGCCGAGGAAACTAGCGTCACGGCGCTGGGGATGCTGATACTGAGAGTGTGGCCGCCGTTCGCAGCCGGAGCGAATACCCATGTCACGCCCAATGCCGCCACGCCGCTCAGGAGCACGGCGACAATGCGGTTAATCTTCGCCGTCTCCTTCGTAATCCATGGCACCTTCTCCGACTTCTTGACCATTTGCAGAACCCACACCACGACTGCGCTGGCTGCGAAAGTCGAGGTTGTGTGCATCTCCGCGCTTGGTGCAATCATCGCTTCTCTCCTTGTGCCGTTACGGTAGTAAGTTTTATGCCTGCGAACATGCCCTTCTTGCTCCGCGCTGTCGGCCTCTGCGTGCTCGCCGTCCATAGCCCAAGCGCAGGCACAAGGCACTGCGAGCAGGTCTCCGCATTCACGCCCAGCCACGGCACGGTCGCCAGTTCCCCGCCGCAGGTAAGGGCCTGCAATGGCGCTTCGCACGCTACGGACGCGGTGACGTTCTCGATGCCGTCTATGCGGTTGTCCATCTCGTCTTTGAGATTTGTGCAGGGCGTGATGGCAGACGAAACCTGATTATTGCAGTGGTCAGTCCACCAAGTTATTCCTGCGTATTGCATCTGGCCGGATGGAGACTTGAAGTTCAGCATAGCATTTATTTGCGAATAGAAGCCCTGTGCGCGTCCTACTAGATTTGTCCAGCAATTCATCCCCGTGTTAGTACAGGTAACGACCTGCTCCCAGCCTGTCTGTGCGCTCTCAAAATTCTCAATGACTATCGGTTTATGAAAATAATTCATCTCATATTTCTGTTTCAAGGTCACTTCGGGGTCTAGGGCAGATTGATTGCCATTTGCTATTTCTCCCCAGAATCCTACATCTATAGTGTTATTCAGAGCAGTTAGACCACCACTCCATGGGGGGTTCGCCCAATCATTCGCACTGAAGTTGGGGCCGAAGTCCAGAAGGTCGGGCCACATCTGCTTTGAATCCACGTTGTTCGTGTTGACGTATTGCGACAGGAATTGCTCTTGCCATGCCAGCACGTCCGCTGCCCACTGTGCGCTCCCTGTGCCGCCAGAAGCATTGACTCCGCAGGCGACCTTGAAAGGCGTAGAATCCCCATTAGTGGGGTCAGAAACGGCATTCCCCATGCTCTCCCAATTTCCGTCGCTCGATAGGACGCCCGTGGTAGCGGAGAACGTAGGAGGCGACGCGCCGGAAACATGCGTGACAATCGCCATCTGCCAAGTGTTCACTCCTCCCACGTTCACCGCGATAATTGAACTGTCTGCGTAGGCTGTATAAACTGAACCAGATTGCCAAGCTGGAATAACCTTTGGGCAGATTCCATTGGTGGATACCCAAGAGCTTCTGCCATCCTCGTCCTCTAGTCCAGTTCCAGGGATGCTCGCATCCCATCCGCCCGTCGTGTAGGATACTGCCAATACTTCACCTGTCGGCAAAGACCCTGCTCCGCCAAGCGTGAAGGCCGATACGCCCGTGCTGTAGGTAATCGTCCCCGTGATGCTAGGCCCGATACAGGTGAAGGTATCTTGATTGCTCCCCGTTGTTTGCGTTCCAGAGCAGTTATTCGTCGCAGGCCAAGTCGGAGCGACAGAACCGCTCTTGCCAGGAGAAGCCGTCTGACTCGTTATCTTCTCAATATCTCCGTTGGAATCGGTTATTACGGTTCCCAAGGCGTAAAGGGTGTTCGTCAGAAATCCCTTGGGAGCCAAGAACTGCGCTGCACCAGCAGTGCCAGTCGAGCAGTCATTCGCGCCGTTCGTGCAGTCGCCAGAGACCATCACAGATGATGCGCCGAAGGTTCCAGGTGAAGGCGTCAGGTAGACTGCTACGCTTCGCGGAGTCACGTTCGTATGTGCCAAAGTGTAGCCAGCAGGAGTCGTCACCGTCTCGCCTGTGAATGACGATTGGCTGGAACCGAATACGCTATAGGACGAACCCCATGCGGCATTCATTGCAGATGGTGTGCCATATTTGTTCCGCACCCAATCAGGCCAAGAGCAAGGACTTGCATCCGAGCAGGTTGCTGGAGGCGAAGCAGACAGAGTTTTCGACCAAATGGTCGAGACAGGGAACAGGAAAGGATTATTTGAACCGTAGATGGCGCGATTGCCAATCGTGACTTGCGGCGGAACGAACGCCATCAGCACGCCAGGAAAGGCTATATTCTTGCCTACTGGAACGGAATGCCAATATCCTGCGCCTCTGAATGGCCCCATGTTGTCGCTGTCGTCCACAGTCTGCCCAAGAATAAACGGGGATTGCTGATATACAGTTCCAGCCTGCCCTCCGCTTGGCTTCCATGCACATAGGATATGCGTTGAATAATTGGGGTCAAACCAGTCATTCAATTCTATTGATACAGTGTGTCCCGTAATCGTGCGGTCAATGGCCCATGTAGGCGTGTGCATTGGCTGCGGTGCGCATCCGAAGAGATTATCGGAAGCATAGCGACTGAACGGAGAGGTCGTAACTGGAGTGAAAACTGGAAAGTAGCTGGTGATGGCAGAACATCCACCGAGCGGCGCAAACAAACCTTGCGAATCCTCTCCGATAGCATTCCAGCCTTCTGATGAGTATTGATTTACAGATTCCATCGCCGCATTGCAATCAGAACTGTATTTCGCTGGAGAAGCTGGTGAGGCCCAGCCGTTGCCTGTCACCGTGCATCCCGTGGTAGTGCCGTCCGTGCCCGTAGCCGTATAGGTGAACGACTGCGCGAACGCACCTGTGACCTGAAAGTTCCCGTTGAAGGTCGAATCGGCGCAGGAGGCAATCGTAATCGGCATACCCATAGGCACATGAGCATTTGTAACCGCTGCTCCGCCATTGGTATTTGCAACGGTGAAAGTTACGACATTGGACGTTCGTGAGACTACGGTGCTACTTTCAAGGTATTGGAATGCACATCCTTGATGTCCGTTGACGATGCTGGCACAGGCGTTCGATACTGCTTGCATCCAGTACCAGTGCCCTTCAGGTGTGCAGAGTTGAGGCCCTGTGCCGAATGGCGTGGTGATGGTCGCAACGTAAAATCGCGCTGGCTGAACTGTCCCTGCCGTGGAAGTCACAGAGTGCGAAGCCGGAGCAGTTGCGGTAATCGTGTTGCCGACTACCGACGTGATTAGGTCTGACCCTCCGCCCGTCAGCGTGCCATTGAACACGAAGTCCATCGCCGTGCTCGTGCCCTGCACCATGATTGGCTCGTCGAAGCCGAAGATGGTGCCGTCAGGAACAGTGCAAGTAATTGTCGTACCGCTCTGGCTGCAAGTAGCCGAGACTCGATGCTGCGGAGCTGGGCAAGGAACGTCTGTGCGCCCAAGGAAGTCATCTAGCGTCGCAGCTTTCGTCAGGCCAGATATTGCGAAGAACGCGATGGTTAGCCAGTAGAGTTTTCGCATTAGTCTCTCGCAATCAGAATCAAGGGAAGGGTCGTAGTAGCCGTGGCACTAGTGCCGTCAGCGAGCTTGAAAGTTCCAGAAGTCGCTTCCACGATTCCTACTTGTGAGCCATTAGCGCAAGCTGCGCTGCTCCCGCTGTCCGTAACCTTCCCCCCCGTAGAGCCAGCACAAACAGGATCTCCTATCGTCACTGCTGCGCTCGCATTTACGAACGTTTCTCCTTGCGCCACACATTGAACAGTATTGGTGTTTACAACCTCAGCGATGCAGGCCCAGTTTCCAGGGCTTGCCCCGCCATCTGTGACCGTCTTGGCAGCACTGATGATTTCGACGTTCCATTGCGTCACCGTCGCACCCTTGACGTAGGTGGGAACTACGCTGACAAGCCCCTGAAGCCCTTGGGTTGCACCAGTCGCCGCGCCAGCGAGAATTTCTGCGCTTCCTGCTGAACTGGTTGTGCTCGTGGAGGCGTCGTTACCTCCTGTTAGCAATGCCCCTCCTGCTGCTACTGCTGAAGAACCACCAGTTACCGCTCCGCCAGCGAATGTCCCTGAACCCTGTGCCGCCGTACTTCCAGACCCGCCTTGATATGTCATATTCCCAGCGGCCGTAGAAGCTACTATTTTTGTTCCGGTTAGAACCATACTCCCGAGGCCAAGCGAAAAACTGGAAGTTGGGAACTGCACCACAAGAGCACCAGTAGTTCCTGATTCGTGAACCAAATTCAAGGTCACAGCAGGATTAGTGACGTTAGTTGAAGTAATCTGCCAAGAGAAGCAATCCGCCGTATCCGCACCTGCCCCCGACCACGTTCTGCCGCACATCTCAGACTTCGGTGAAGGCTGCGCCTGCGAAGATGTCGCTGCCGTAGGATTCGAGACGTTCAGCGCAAAGGCATTCGTGAACGCACCCGCTGCACTACCTGTGGCGAATAGGTTGAGGCCGAAAGCCGCCGACCCTGCCGCCGTGCCAATCCTGTGCAGGTAGCCGTTGCCTGTGTTGTTGGTTGTATCCGTCTCAGTCCAGAGGTTAGCTGTGCTGGTCGTCGCATTGTAGGTGAACGTCGAAGTGTCCGCGCCCATGGTGAGCGACAAGTTCCCTGCCGGATTGCCGATGGCGTCCCATGTAGTGCTACCGCCAGCCGCCAAACAGCTTCCGCCAGATGACGTTAGGCACTTGACAGTGTGCGACGTGCTGTCGGCATAGAGCCTGTCATTGCCCGCCGCAGGATTGCCAGGGGCCGCAGTCTCGGTCACGTCTTGAAAGCTCGTCCCTAGTCCGCCACCGAAAGGAAGCGATGTCGCAGCAAGGGCAAGCTGCGTACCAAATGCGCTCGCCGTCGTGGTCAGCGTGGAGTCTGTGCTGAGAACGCCATTCGTCGCATAGGCCGAATAGTTCGTGTTGTCGGAGATGACTTGCACGCAGTGCCCCTCAGTAATTGCGTAGCTTGAACCGCCATTGATGGTGCTCGTCGTGGGCGTGATGGTGTAAGTCCCCGCGCCCTGCACGCATACCTTGGTCGTGAAATTGTTGCCCAAGCTGGCCGCTGATGCGATGGACGCCGCAACCGCCGTCGAGCTGGTCGAGACAATCAGGTTCAACCTATCGCCTGCGACGATGGTATCTGGCCCTGCGCTGACTGTTCGCGGAGCCACGCCAGGTACGCAATCCGCCCATGCGGGAGTCGAGTTGCCGCAAACCGTGTCGCCTGCGGCACTAGGAGCTACCAAGGAAGCCACCGGCAATGCCTGCGCCGATGGGTCAGCTGAGGTGCCATTCGAGACCAACGGCAACCCAGCCGTGCCAGGAGTTACGCCCGTGATGTGCGTCGAGTCAGGGCTGAAGATGGCATACTGATGGTTAAGCGGAGACCCGCTAGTTGAGACGTTTCCTCCGCCACCACTACCGCAAGTCACTCCAATAATGTTTGCCGCCGTCCCGTCCGCTGCAAGGCACTGATTCGCCGTGGGAGCAGTTGCGCTCAAAGGAATGCTGGTAACGCCAAAGGTCAGCCCAAGTGAATTTGTTGCAGAAGTTGCAGTCGCTGCGTTCCCGCCAATGCTAAGATTCGCCACCGGAGTCGTGCTAGCCACGGAGAATGGCGCTGTGCCCGTTGCCAGCGTGGACGTAAGTTGCCCTGTGAGCGAAACTGTGCTGAATGCACCTGTGTTCGGCGTCGTGCTGCCGATTGTGCCTGGCGCTTCCCAAGTCTTTGCCTCAAGGGAAGTGGCTGCGATTGTGCCGCCGCCAGCGGTGTCTAGTGAGCCGCCTGCGCCCATATGCAGCGCAGATGCGTTTGTGCCAGTCGTCACGCCGGAAAAGGCCACTGAGCTTGCGCTGCCCGTGATGGCCGCCCAGCTACCCGATGCGCAGTTGTAGACCGCACCAGTCGTGTCGTTTTCGGCAAGCTGATTCTGCGAGCATCCGCCTGTCGGCGTACCGGAGAAATGAATCAGCACCACGTTGCCAAGCTGCGCCCGTGCCAAGCAGGGCGAGAGGCAAACGGCTGCCAGTAGAATGAGAAGTTTTTTCATCGCATAATCCTTGCAGTCAGTGATTTCCCGTTTGAGTCATGCGTCACCACGAGAACGCGCGCAAAGGCTGCCGTTAGTCCCGCAGGGTCGAAGCGGAAAGTGACCTCAGTACCGTTGAACGTATGGCTCAGGGTCGTGACGAATGAGGAATCAGAGTCGTTATCTGAGACCTGTAGGGCGACAACGCAGGTATTCGCTGGCGCGGCGCTCCACTGAAGCTCGCAGCTAAAGCCGCTGAGTGCTCCTATTCCCGTGGGCGATTGCGATAAGGCAAACCGCTCCCCTGCCGTGCCGTCAACGCCCACCACCTCGGCATTGAATGACAGGCCAATGTCCCCAGGGTAGAGTGCAGTGGGGATGGTCAAAGTCTTATAAGCTGGCATGGTGTCTCCTCATGTTTTCTTGCAGAACAAAACCTTCTCGAAACTTGGCTGAATCGTTGCAGGCGTGCCGCTGAACGTGGCTGCGCTATTCGTCCCTGCAGGCGTGAAACTGGCAGTGCCGTTTGTCGGCGGGTTCGCAGGCCATGCAATCGTTCCGGCAGGCGTGAAGCTGACCGTGGAATTGCTACCAAGGGGGGTCAGTGTTCCAGTCGCCGTAGAGCCTGTCAGCGTCGCAGCCGATACGCCGCTGGAAGATGACGTGAACAGTTTATGCGTGCTACCAGAAGTTGCATCGGCCAGCGTGCCAGCGCCAAGAGCCGGAACTGTCGTGGCCGAACCTGTGAACGTCTCCGCTGGCACTGTTCCAGAAGTGCCCGTGAAAGCGGGCACGTTCGCTGGATAGCTGATTGTCTCTGCTGGAATCGTCCCTGCCGTGCCCGTGAATGTCGCTGCCGAATTACTGCCTGCAGGCGTGTAGGACAGCGACCCGCCCGTTGTACCTGCATCTGAGTTCGATGCTTTCGTGCCGAGCAGGTACAACGCATTGAAAGTGTCGTCTTCTGTGAATCCCGTGGGGCAGGAGCCTGAATTGACCATTACGATTGCGCCAGAGGCCAGTCCGCCGCCAGTGCCGCTCGCCGTGACCGTAATCACGTTGCCAGCCGCGCTGCAGGTCACGTTTGTTGAGCAGTTCAGGACTACTTGGCCGCCGACGTAGGTGGCTATGGGACTTCCTGCCTGTTGAATCTGGATGCCGACGCCAGAGGACGCAGCGAGAAGGATTGCGCAGCCTAGAAAACCGCCCAGAACAGATGCAAATACGAAGGCTAACTTCTTCACCTACGACTCAGCAACACTCCGTTGTGAATTGCGAATCCTGCATTGATAGCAATCTGCGCGGCCTGCGGAAGCCACCAGATACGCCTTTCCCACCCATGCCGCGACTTCTTCATGCCGTTGCCGAGGTAGGCGAGCGAAAGCGTCAGCGCCGTTCCCAAGGCGTAGTAGGCAGGCTTCGGCAAGTCCGTGAATGGCATAGCCAGCGGGTCGCCTTCTGGCATCGCAGGGCTTTCCACGATTACTCCGCCAGCCTCGTGCCTGAATTGCGGATGAATTGCCTTCTCGGTGCTCACCATGTCCGCCCATGCCGCCATCTGGCTTGCAGCATCGAGCGTCACCTGTGAGGCGGACTGTGCCCAGCAAGGACAGGCGATAATCATCAACATGAAAAGTTTTCTCATTGAACCGTACAAAAACTCCCCGCGTTTAATGTGGCCACATCCCCTGCTGTCCCATCAGCAATCTGTAATTGTGCGGTACCAGAACTATTAGGGATAAACACGAAAGATAGCGTGGTTTGTTGGGTCGATGTACTGTCAGAAAATGAAAGAGGTATTGTCATCGAAGTAGTAGCCTGCTCTGTCCCTGATTGAAACCACTGCGCGTAGCCTCCAGGAATTGTCCATTGAGCTTCGGCTGACGTAGCATTGACGCTTGAAGTTCCCTGAAATGTGCAAACTCCGCGATATATCGCTCCTGACGTAACTGGAAATGAGAACCCACTGCAATTTGCGAATGTGACGCCAGTTACGGCACAATTAGACGTATTGGTTGCAAGAATGGGAAGGCTGGCGGTCAAATTGCTCGCCGTGTTCGGCGCTTGGAGAGTGATGCTGCCGCCGCCAGAACTGAGAAGAGATGCGTTCGCCATCTGCCAAGAATTCGTTGCGCCTAGCGAGTTATAGCCCTGAAACTGGAATGTTCCTGTGCCAAGCGTCCAGCTTCCGCCGCCTTGCAGGAATCCGGTAACCGTGAAATTCGCAAGGCTAGAACCTCCAGATTGAAATGCGGTGCAGCTTCCCGTGGTGCATTCGGCGTGCATGATGACAAAGTTCGTTCCGTTGCCGAAGCTCGATGTCGCATCCGTGGAAACAAGAACAGCGCCGCTTGAGAAGTTTCCATTGATGTCGAAAGTTGAACTATAAACTGACGCTCCTCCGAGAACACTGAACGCCTTCTGCGAACCGCTCAGGCTAAACCAGCCCTGAAATAGTCCATGCCCGATTGAACCGCCAGCACCAGATTCTTCTTTGAAGCCATAACAGTTGGTGGTGTTCTCGCAATCCATGTGCGTGTAATCCCAACGCTCGCTATTCTCAGTGGCAAATTGATTGTCAATGAGCACACCGAAATCTCCGGTTGCGGAACCATTCAGAATATGAACGCCATCCAAGGTGAAATTAGCTAATCCACCCCATTGTATTGATTTTGAATTTATCGGCATCGCCGCCATGTCGAACGTGATATTCCGAATCGTGCAACCTTGATGTTCCGCTGCTCCCGATGCTCCAGTAGGAACCGTCTGGTCTAGAATCGGGCCAGCAAAACTCGCGGCTCCCGTGAACACCGTTATTCCTGTGTCCTGAAGAGACGTTGTTCCTATATCTCCACCATGCCCCCGTCCTTCTATATAGCAGGAAGCTGCTGCTGTATTTATGGGAAGCTGCGCCGTAGAAGAGAAAGAAAATGAGCCTG